TATAAACCAGGAAAGCTTCATTCAATCTTTTCTCTATATTTGCTATCTGTTGTGCAGCTGTAGAAAAGTCTTGAGTTTTTCCTACGGTAACAACACCTATATCTTCTGGTCTTCCAGAAACAATAGCTCCATTGCCACTAAGACTTAAATTTTGTGGCTTAAGTGGTGAAGCTGGATTTAACAAAAAGATAACTTTTGCTGCCGCAGCTGACCCTTCTACAAGAGCCTGGGTCAAAGCATCTAATGTTTCGAAATCTCCTATAAATTCTTCAACCCTGGAACGACCGTAAGGTTCTCCATCCGTATGATTAAATGTCAATAAAAGCCAGGGGTTTGCATCTTCTGGTGCGGCACTTTGACTTCCACTAAGGATTACATCTTCTGCTTCTTGATGCCAAGTATATCTTTTACCCTGGGCATCATATTTAATACATGTATATACTTCTACGTCATCATTACGATTCTTAGATTCATCAATACCTGTATTAGTTTTTTTTGGTGGTAACTTATCTTCTAATAATTTTCTACTTATTAATTCTTTGGTTACGCATTCGAGCCATTTACCATTACCATCTCTATTAACAACATAACGTGAAAGAGGAAAATTTTTTAATCCCTCTTTGCCCATAAAAATTAATGAATTACCACCAACAATTAAATGCTTAAGTGCTTGGTGTAATACAACCCGGTCATTAGATGCAGCAATATAATCCATGATAGTTCTTTCAATTTTTGAAAAAGAAAGGTCTAATTCACTTTTTATTTGCGGATCTATTTCAGTTCCAATCTTGTCATTTTTTATTTGTAATTTAAAAAATGTGGTCTGCACAGGTAGAAGGGCTAGCATGAGCTTTGCCGCCAAAGTGGTACAGCACTTGGCTCCTGTTGATTGGAAAGGTTTATTAATATTTTTACGATTATGGGTATATACGTTATCGTCATGTATGAGATAAGGGAGGGTAAGCTCAGAACAACGAACAGCCATATCTAGAAACTCTGTTCTATCACTAGATAACTGATCGTATCTTTCACGAGCTTTATACATTTAGTCCTCCGCTAGATCCACCTGTTCCTGTATTAAGATTTATTTTTAGTGAATCTGAACCTACACGTTTTGCTTTTTGTGAAGCTTTCTTGTTACCAGCATCACCATAACTAACTTTTTTAACGTCTTCAGTATCAGTTACTTTCTTTGCTGTTGGTACAGTGGTATCTACTGTTGGGTTTACAGCTTTTGCTGGTGGTAAAGTTGCAGCTGCTGGAGGGGGGCTTGGTGTGCGTCTACTAAAAAAACACATTTTATTCGTCCTTTAATTGATTTTTTATATACTCGATCACACTGGCTTGGCCAGCTTGATACATTATTTTTTCTATCGAATCCGAAGGAAGTATTGGTGATGGTCTGAAGTTGTCTTCAATCCTTTTCACCAATGCATCTATTCTTTCGTCTTCGAGCCTAAGCGTATTGGGGGAGATTTTCATTACTTGTCTCAAAGAAGGCTGGAACTCTAGCTGCCTTTGTTTGTGCTAGTTCTGGTGCTTTGCCTTCATACATCAATCTGTCTGAAGCATCTAACCAGAATTTTTTATTTAAATATTTATCTTCGTGATTACCTAGTGGCTGCATAATCCAGTTAATTGTTGCCTTCCTAAGCTTGTCCAGGGAAGGACTAGCAGTCAGTGAAAGCTCAGTGGTGACAAGGGAAGAAGTTCCGACATGGACTTGTTCATCACGGCTGATGTCCATTGCTGTCGTCCTCATACCAACGTCACCATTAAATCTTAAAAACGGTAAAAGAACGAAAAATATCGCTCTTTCCGCAGTCAAAGATTTAATTAATGTATGGTCTGGATGTTGTAACCAAGCATCTCTTAGTATCAATGCTTCTCTTTCTGCTTTCTCGTCTACACCATGTGCTTCTACTACATACTGTAGAGCTTTATCATGGTTTTCTTCATCTTTAACATTCGAGATGAGAAGCTTTCTAGCTTTATCGGGTACACCTTTCTCAAGAGCTTCAGTAACGAATGCTCCCACTGGCAACTCCAAACAACGTACTGCGAGTACACGCTTGAGGGTTTCTTCAGCACCTTCTTTTACCTTTCCTTTTGTGACCTGGACAGGTGTCCATTTTCTTTTTCTATTTAATAATTTTTCGTATGGGTTCATTGTTCACAGCCGTAGCATTCAATCTTGTAATTAGGATCGGGTGTTGCGTTTGGGTCGGGTTCTTTTGTAAACAAATCTGCTAAGTACTCTTCTACTTCCTCTTCATCAAGTGCAGAGTAGGCTGAGGTTTTATCCTGAGTATCACCACTAACTTGCAAACTGTAGTACAAACTTGTTTGTGGCGATCTAAGCCAATCTTCTATAAATGCTTCATCATAAGTAACCATGTCCGACCAAGAGTTAAATGAATAGCCATGAAGCAATCCAGTTCTCTCATACATAGTCATTATTTGATCAGCAACTTTCTTATAAACTTCCCATCCAACTTCTCTTGCTATCTCTACATCAGGACCATAGTTAACATCTATAACTCCTAGTTCTCCACTATCCCTGGATACAACCCTATCTATAGGAGGAGCTATCTCAGGTGTAGCTGTGTAACCAAGAAGATCTTTTGATCTATAACTACATGATGCAGTTGGGGCTATACAGAATGCTCTTTCCATACCATATAAATATGCAACATCAGTAGCCGCATCTATAGCTTCTTGAAATTCTTGAGCTAATACTCCAGCTGTACCTACTGCAAACTTACCCTGGTTAACTTGTTCTAGGGCATCACCAAATTCTTTGTATGTAACTTGGCTATAAGCTAGAAAATTTGCTAGTCCAAGAACACCTAAACCAACTTGCTTATCTTCTTGTGGTGTAAGGTATTCACCTCCGACACCTGTCTTGCTGTGCATCTGACATAACTCTGTCATTGCATCTACAAAAACAGTTTTTAACATGCCAACATGACATGCTCCTAAGTTGCAATGAGACAACAAACATGTCCCCCTGGAAAGGGTGTAGACCTCTAAACAAACGTTATTTAAAAGCCTTTCTCCATATTTATTATGCTTGATTTTGTTGAGCCAAATGTCTCCTCTTGCAATTCCTCCAAGTATTTCTTTCTTTGTTGTAGCTTCTGTAGCAAGCCACTTTGCTTCGGTAAGGTCAACGCATCGTTTAACCCAGGGGAGACTACTTCTGGTCGCCCGCACGAAGGTAACAATGTCAGGGTGATCAATGGAAAGATGAAGCGTAATCGCTCCAATTTTCTGAACACCACCGCGTCTGAGTGTTTCATTTAATGCTGAATATATTTTTGCGAATGACACTGGACCGCTTGCATACAATCCTTTGTCGTTTACTTCCCCTTCTGCTCTTATATCGTCCAGGGTAATTCCTACTCCCGCTCCATTTCGTAAACCCCATGAGGTAAATTTCCAGGATGCTTCTATAGAATCTCTTCCTTCTGTCATACTGTCTCCAACTCTAAAAGTCGTACAGCTGACAGGTAATTTTCCAACAGGATTATCTAGCCAATCCTGGACTCGACCCACTTTAACTATCGGGTTGGGCTGCCCTTCTGCTCTCAATTTCATTTTCTAAATAATGGATGGCTTTTTCTAAATCTTCAATTCCGTTGTCATCTTTGTGACCCGCTCTGCATACATATTTAATTACGTTTCCGAGGAAGTATCCCAATTGTTGTTGTCGAATAAAAGTCCAAACAGCAACTGGTCCTCGCTGGTAGTATTGTGGTCCTTTTGTTTCGGCCACTTGTCCAATAGGTTCGTTAAGCAATTTCCTAATATAAAATTTTGTTTTTGTAATGCAAGAAAGATAGTAATAATATCCTCCTTGTCTGCTGTGTCTTTCTCAAGACAATCTTTAATTAACCGCAACCGCAGATCTTGTTCTGCCGTCAAAGATGTGATCGGTGGTGGGGGTCCATAAGATTGGTTCTCCTTTTTTTTCGTCATAGTCTTCTGGTGTAAGAATTTTTGCTAGACGAGCATTGAGAAGAGCTTCTGTCTCATCCAATCCTTTGTCTGCGTATGCATCTACAACTGTTTTCCAGCTGTAACCGTTGTTATCAAATAATTGTGTAGCTTTTTTCAAGCCAAATCCAGGTATACCAGTGTATCCATCAGTATTATCTCCAGCTGTAAGCTGTAAAGCATGCCACTTTGCACCTTCTTCAGCTGTAATAGTAGTTGTTTCTTTAAAGTCGTAAAGTTGCCCAGGTATCTGACGCATATCTTTATCAGGACTAACAATTATGTTTCCGGGATTGTTGATACTGTAAATTCCGAGAGCATCATCTGCTTCCAGCTGTGACATCTTGATTACTTTGTATCTATTTTCTAATTCTCTGATAACCCTTTTATATCCACAGGGCTTTTTCCGTAAACGAGATCCCTTGTAAAGGGGAAATATTTTTTTCCTAAAATTATTAGGGCTACTAAAAAAGAGAATCATTTCGGAAAAATTACCAAATTCATCTTTTATTTTTTTTAATGCACGTTCTGTACATTTCATAGCTTCAGTAAAATCCGAAGTGACAACTATAACGTCATCACCAAAGTCCATTTCTGTTTCAGTAGCGGCACATGATTTATAAACAATATAATCACAATCGATCAATAGTTTTACCAAAAGTTTTCCCATCCCGCTGGTATCCAGCCTTTGATCCATCTAATCTCTTCTGTTTCTGGATTTACAAGTACATGGTGAGAACCAAATTTTTTTCTACCGCATGATTTCCAACAACCATTTTGTTGTCTCATCTGCTTGACATCTACTCGTAATAATTTGCCTTGCCATTCAAGAACTAGGTCGGTCTTTCCAGTTCTTCCTATATTCATGAATACTTCTGCACCTCTTTTCCAGGCTTGTAAAGCAACGTGATATTCCCAGAAATCTCCTTTTCTATTTGTATCAGTGGACTTCGCTCCAGTTTTCTCCGGCCTTTGCATCTGCTGATATTGGACATCTAAGTGTGTAATACTCTCCCGCTTCAACGGCAGAGTGTGTAAGGGTGAATTTAAGCTCATCTATATATTTTTTTTCGCACTCAAAATTTATTTCGTCATGTATAAACGCTAGTTGGTGAGCACGGATACCAACCTCTTTTATTGTTTGATTTGCTATTAGCAGCCATCTGCGAGCTAGAACTCCACTGGAAGACTGAAGCAAAAAATTTAATCCTTTGTGAGGACTATCTACATATATTTTTCGGCCATCTATTGCTTTGATGTGTCCCTGCATAGATTTCTGACGAACTTGTGCCAGTAATTCTGCAAACCCAGGAATAGCATTAATAAATGCTTCTTTAATTTCTTTTCCTTTGGTTTTTGCTTTGTCGATACATAAAGACTGATCATATAAATGTCCTAATTTTTGAAAACTTGCTCCATAAATAATGGCATAGGATATATTCTTTACTAATTTTCTAGTAACTCCTATGGCATCTGCATTTGTTTGATGGATATCTCCAGTAAGAAGAATATCTCTATAACGCCCACCGTCATATCTAGTTAAGTAATGAGCAAGCATTCTTAATTCGATACCAGCTAAATCTGCTGATACTAGTGCAAGTCCAGGAGTGGCTCTAAATAGTTCCCTAAATGATTTATCACTCGGTACTTGCTGGAGGTTTGGCCTATTTGCAGAAGTTCTGTGTGTAGCACAACTTACTGCACAGTTGTGATGTATCCGATCAGCAATCGTGCAACATTTCAGAAAGGCATTTTTTCCTTCTGAAAGCATGCCAAGCTGCTTTTTCAGATCCAAGATCCTTGCACAATTGTTTGAGAACGGTAAGTTCATCTCGCGTAAGGTCGTTTCTGTAATCTCCGGCTTCCCAGTTGTCGTCTGCTGCGGAAGCTTCTGTTTCAAATGTGTTTGTAGTATCCATGCTATGTGGTCCCTACTGGTAAAATTTGTATCCTTTATTCTTTGGATTTCTGCTCCTTCGACATATCCTTGTGACCTGTTGCTTCGTTTAGGTATGAACACCGATCCTGCAACGGTAGGGAATTGATCTCGAAGAATTCCATCAAGCTCTTCCATTTCGCTTCGGAGAGCTTGTTCGAGGCATTGTGCTTTTGTGACATCAAAACTCCATCCATGTTTATGTTGCTCCGAAAAGATCTCTGCAACATCATGTTCTAATTGGAGCCAATCAGGTAGGGGTGAAAATGTTTGCATAATTTTGTAGTTACTTTGACATCTTGGATGCAGTACTCTTCCATTTCTTCTGACCAAGTACTCCAATCTGTCGTTTGTCCAAATTCCCCTTTGTACTCATTTAATCGATAGCCATAAGATGCCAAGCTATGTTTGCCATAC